ACCAGGGAAGAACGTGACACAATACTACCTCGGGAGACTTCACCTCTAGGAAGACATCCGAGTATGGTCTACTCTCAAGGCCATCAGCACTCCTGATTCCCCAGTCATCATCTGTGATATAGATGGAGTCTTAACTAACGAGACGGAAGGACACTCGTATGCAGAGAGGTCTCCCAATCTCAAACAAGTCCGAGAACTGAATCAACTCGCGAAGGAAGGAGCTTGGATTGTGCTATACAGTTCTCGAAGAGAGATAGACCGACAAGTGACCAAAGAATGGCTGCGTCGAGAGAGGGTCTTCTATCATGCTCTTCTCCTCGAGAAGCCTCCCTGCTCGCGCTGGATAGATGACCAAGCAGAAGTGTCTTTGTCTCCATTTTGAGTCGTGAGTTACCTGGGGAATGATGAACCACCATAACGCTTGATTCTGGCTCCGTGCTTAGCCAGTATGGAGATGTAATTCCGAATCCGATGGAATTCATCGGAGTCGGTTGACAACAAGCCACAAACGAAGTCCCAACCACCTAACCCTGAAGGAGAAAAGATGAGTAGCACAGTACACAAGACAGAAGCAATCCTCAAGTTTTTCGATCTGAGCAAAGGTTTTGGGTTTGCTTCCCTTCGAGACGAGAACAAGGATGTCTTTCTGCACATCACTAAGTTTGCTGAGGTGGTGAAAACGGGTAGGTACGAGACCCTCGAGTTCTCCATTCCGTCCGAAGCGAGGCAGAAAAATCTCTTCTCCGAAGGGGCTCCAGTAATTCTATTTGGGACTGCTAACAATGAGAGAGGAGACTTTGCAACAAAGTGGACTACCCCTGAGTGCATGAGCTTCTCTAATCTCTATGTTGTCCTTCGGAAGAAAGTAACGAAAACAATAGATGAACCTCGGGTTGACAACAAGAAGAAGATGTACCGAGTGGAAGAGCACACAGTCATCGAGTGGATTCCAGTCTTTGCAGGAGATAAGGAATCCACAGAACAATTCTCCGAAGGATACAATCACGAGCACCGAGTCTTTGCTATGCAGCATCAGGACGGAGTGTTGTATCCAGTTTCCTTACCATAAGAAAGGGATGAACAATGAGAATCACTCGCCGCCTTGAATTCGATGCTGGGCATAGAGTCCTCGGTCACGAGGGCAAGTGCAAGCATCTTCACGGACATCGCTACGTCGCTGAGATCTCCTGTTCAGCAAAAGAACTAGATCCATTGAGCCGAGTTATTGACTTTGGTGTCGTCAAAGAATTTGTTGGCCAATGGATTGAGGACAACTGGGACCATAACATTCTCCTCAATGCCCTCGATCCATTAGTAGACTTTCAATCTAATCATGCTGTCTGGCAAGGGAAGCTTCCCTTCATCCTCCCTCCTGGATTGAACCCTACGGCTGAAGTCATGGCAAGAATCCTATTAGAGGAAGCAACAGCTCTCCTCAAAGGGCAGGGCATTATGGTGACTCATGTCCGCTTGTATGAGACTCCTAATTGTTGGGCTGACTATTACTTTACTGATAGTTCCCAACTATCGCCAAACTATTATCTCGCTGACAAGGAGGACGATAGTGAACCTTCAACCGAAGAGTGAACCGGACAGAGACGAAAGCAGAATCACTTACATCTCACACTGGGAAACAATCCAAGGAGAAGGGCCTTTTGCTGGAGAGCGAGCTGTTTTCATTCGGCTAGCAGGGTGTAACCTTCAATGTCCTTTCTGCGACACGGACTACACTTCCCTTCCTATTACGACCATCCCCTTCCAACTTGCCGAAGAAGTCCTTTCTGACTACCCCTCTCACAAGCTCATAGTAATTACAGGAGGGGAACCTTTCCGACAAGCTGGCCTAACGGAACTGATTAAAGCTCTGCTTGCAGGCTATCGCAATGTGCAGATCGAAACTAATGGAACTTGCTACATTCCTTCCTTTGCTTTTGCATCGTCAAATGTCACCATTGTCTGCAGCCCAAAGACTGCAAAGTTGCATCCAAGCGTAGAAAGGATGATAAAACCTTTCTCTTTCCAGGTAGATCTCAAGTACATAGTAGCAGCAGATCAAATGAACGAGAGGGGATTGCCTTCTCATACTATGGGGCTTATGGGGAAGGTATGGTTGCCTCCTCTTCCTAATTCTGGTGTGAGAATTTACTTGCAGCCCCTAGATGAAGATGACCCTGTGAGAAACAGAAGGAACATGAAGGCAGCAGCAGAAGCCTGTATGAAACACGGCCACCGCTTGTCACTTCAGCTTCAAAAGATTGTAGGTTTGGACTGAGTGGGTTTCTAACGAAAAGGAGAGGAAAGATGAGCGCTGTTGTACGGTTGCAAGCAGATATCACTTCAGTTGTAATGCTTGACTTTGTAATGAAGGAAGAACAGAAAGCAGAAGCGGTGTACTTCCTATGCAACAAGAAGAAAGAGGAAAAGGAAGCAGAGAAAGTAAAAGCCTTGGCTGCTCATTACCAGATTCCTCTTCGCATCATAGATCTCTCTCCCTTCACTAACCTAAGGAACAACAAAGAAGATCTCTTTGGGTTTATTTGTTGTTCCTTTCTGGCTGCTGGAATCTCGAAAAGAACTAAGATCTATCACAGGTTCCAGAGCATAGAGAGCATGCTGGCATTCAATGCTTCTATGCAATTTGCCTCGAAAGGAAAAGTATCCATCGCTGATCCTTTTCTTGGAAAAACAAAAGATGAAATCCTACAAAGAGGATTGCATATAAATGCTCCTCTACATTTAGTATCAACAAAGAAAAGCACCACCAGAAAAACCAAAGAAACGGGAAAAGGAAAGAAAAAGTAAAGGAGCCTTTCAAATGGGAATCGAATTCTATCCCGTAGCTATCGACGAAGTCATCCACACAACAGACTCGGCTGTGCTTGTAGACATAGATGGTGAGGAGATTTGGATTCCTAAGAGTGCCCTTGAACGTGATGTGATATGGAGTGACATGGAGATATATGTCGCCGAGTGGTTTCTCAATCGAAAAGGAATAGAATACTAATGCCTCAACCAGTCAATCATGTCTCTTGGAAGCAATGTCATACAAGAGCAAAAGGCTTAGCACACATTATACATAACCTCATTTTATCTTCCTCTGATCCTAGAAAGAGAATCCGATTATATGGAATTCCAAGAGGAGGAGATCATGCTGCCTCCTTAGTGATAGCAGAAGCCAATGATTTCCTCCTTCCTCTTGGATACACCTTTGAACGAACAGACGACCCTACACAAGCTGATTTCTTCATTGACGACTTAGTTGATTCTGGAAAGACAAAGGAGTGGTATGAAGCTCAATATAAAAAACCCTTCCTCACTCTGTTCAACAAACAAACAGAAACCATGCTTACTGATAAGTGGATTGTATTCCCTTGGGAAATGCACCAAGAGAAACAAGGCCCTGAGGAAAACATAGTAAGGCTGTTACAATTCATCGGAGAAGATCCTAAGCGGGAAGGGTTGAAAGACACTCCGAAAAGAGTAATCAAATCCTATGCTGAACTCTTTGCTGGATACAAATTGACTCCAGCTGAAGTGATGAAAACCTTCAAGCACTCAACTTGTAATGAGATGGTAGTGGTAAAGAACATTGAATTCTTTTCCACTTGTGAGCATCACATGCTCCCCTTCTTTGGGAAAGCTCACATCGCCTACATTCCTAACGGGAAGGTCATAGGAGTGTCAAAGCTTGCTCGCATTCTTGATATCTATGCTCGTCGCCTTCAAATTCAAGAACGGTTGTGCGAACAGGTTACAGCAGCCTTAGACCAAAATCTTCAGCCAAAGGGTTCTGCTTGTATCCTTGAGGCTTCTCATCTTTGTATGAGGTGCCGAGGAGTTAGCAAACAGAACTCAGTTATGGTCACATCTAGTCTCACCGGAGTCTTCTTAGAAGCTCACACTCAAAGTCGGACAGAGCTTCTTCAATTTGTAAATAACAGGTAAGTGCCATGAAGAAAAAGGAAAGAAAACTAACAAAGAAACTTGCCAAGCACATGGGAGTAATCTCACCAAAGAAAGCTGCTATCACTTCCTTGTTCTTAGACTCTGGTGCAGTGTCCTTGCTTCACAGGGACATGAAAAACCAAGGAAAAGAATTCTTTGACTCTGAGGCCTTCTGGTCCTATGTTGATGCTTATGCTTCTTTTCTCAAACGGCATAAGAAGGAGATAGCCCATTATGCTAATGTGGACATCATAAGAGAACCTGAGCAAAGCTGGAAGGTGCAGCAATACTTGGAGAACAAGTATAAACTAGAGCCTGTTCCGGTTGTCCACAAAGGACCAGATGCTGAGAAGTGGCTAAGAAGGTACATAGAATTAGGGTACGATCTCATTGGGCTTGGAGGGATGGCTGCTAAGTTTGGAACATCTGCTTCTGGTTCTCGGGACTGGTTAGATCGAATGTTCTCCATTGTCTGTGATACTAAAGACAAATACCCAAGAGTAAGAATTCATGGGTTTAGTGTCACAACAGTTTCCTCTATGATTCGCTGGCCTTGGTGGTCTGTGGACTCCACGAGCTGGAAGAAAATGGCTGCCTTCGGTCAAATTTGGTTGCCTAGAAAACTCAATGGAAAGTTTGAGTTCATAAAGAAAAAAGCATCCCCTGTGTTCTGCACAAGAGAAGCAAGCGTCCTTCCTCAGCATAAGAGGAAACATCTTTTGTCTTTGTCTTCTCTCAAGAAGAGTCTCTTGTTTGAATGGTTAGAGGAAGTCCAAGTTCCATTAGGAGGAAAGCATGAATTAGGTATTATCAACTCATACAAAGCAAGACAAACGGTTAATGTCCGATACTACATGAAGGTAGTAGAAAACTTACCTGACTGGCCTTGGCCATTTCAGCTTCAACAGCAAAACGAAGGATTTAGTTATGAGTAAAATGAAGCTTTTCTTTTCGGGAATTGAATCCGATCCTGACTTCAATCCTCCTTCTGTCTTTGGAGCTTGTGATGCTATGAGCTCCTTTTACTTCGCATCGAAAGGGAAGAAAGTCAACAAACGGTTCAAACGAATACTAAAACAAGCCAAACGAGGAAGGAAGAGAAATGAAGCTAAATAGAGAGAAGGTGTTGAACGAATTGGAGGTAGTGCAATCTGGTTTATCGCAGAAAGAAATCCTTGAACAATCCTCATGCTTCATTCTCCGCAAAGGAAAAGTTCATACATTCAATGACGAGGTGAGTTGTGTTTATTCCTCTTGCTTAGCAAAGAGCGGAATAGAAGGAGCAGTTCCTTCAGTTCCTTTGCTGCAGTTATTGCAGCGAATGAAAGAAGAGGAAATCACAGTCGAACAAACTAAAAGCCAATTAGTCGTGAAAGGAAAGAACAAAAAGGCAGGCATTAAGTTCTACAAAGAAGTGATGCTTCCTATTGACATTATTCCTCCCACTAAACAATGGAGGCCAATAGGAAAAGGGTTCCAAGAAGGAGCATCCTTAGTAAGTGCCTGTACGAGCAAAGATGCCAGCAAGTTCGTTCTTACTTGTATTCACATCACTCCTACTTTCGTCGAAGCCTGCGATAGGCACCAAATAGCTCGATTTGAAACCAAGACAGGTTTCAAGGGTTCTGCCCTAATACGGAAAGAGTCTCTACTGAAGGTCCTTGAAATCGAACCTACCATGTATGGAGAGACAAAATCTTGGGTCTGGTTTCGTAACTCGTCAGGAGTGATGATAGCCGTCCGAATTTCTAAAGACGATTATCCTGACTTGAATGAAATCCTCAGCACAAGAGGACAGCCTTCTGTCCTTCCTAAAGGATTAGGAGAATCCATTGAGAAAGCAGAAGTCTTCTCTGTTGATAATGCCAGTAACAATTCCATAAAGATCCATCTCAAGAAGAACACAATCCTTCTAAGAGGAGAAGGAGAGTTGGGCTGGTATGAAGAAAAGAAAAGAGCTAAGTATCAAGGCAAAGAGATTTCCTTTAGCATCAGTCCTCGTTTGCTGAAGGACATCATGTCCCAGCACAATGAGTGTGAGATCACACAAAATATCCTTCGGATAGCAACAGGCAAGTATGTCTATGCAACCTCTTTAGGAGAAGCCCATTGATCGATCTCCATACTTGCGTTTTAACGCATCGACGATGGGCTTCGATGATTCATACGGATTTGAAATCAAAACCCCACAGCGGCTAAGTATGGAGCCAGAATCAGGCAATACAAAGGGACTTCCATGCTCAACAAAGGCTTCTTTTCAGCTTCCTCTTTTTCTTCAAAGAAAACCCTCTCTTCCTTGCCTAAATGTGGAGCTTGTGGGCTATACAAGCATTGTGACTCCCCAAAGATGAAACCTTCGGGAGACGGGCACAAAAGCATACTAATTGTAGGGGAAGCTCCAGGTAGGGCTGAAGATGAAGAAGGGATTCAATTCATCGGGAAGTCCGGGCGGTTTCTCGAAGATCAATTAGAGCACATAGGAATCAACATGAGAAAGGATTGCTGGATTACTAATTCCATAGTCTGCCGCCCTCCTCAAAATGCAACTCCCTCGCCAGCTCAGATAGAGTTTTGCAGACCTTTATTGTTTGCTACAATCAAAACACTTCAACCAAAGGTTATTCTCTTAGTAGGAGGAACCGCAGTCAAATCTCTAATCGGTCATATCTGGAAGAAAGATCCTGGTGCTATTTCAAAGTGGGCAGGGTGGAACATTCCAGACCAAACACTTAATGCTTGGATCTGTCCGGTCTATCATCCTGCTTACATCTTACGTCTCCATTCCAAAGCCGCCGATGTTATTAACCTTAGACACTTGAAAACGGCTTGCTCGCGTAAAGGGAGACCTTGGAAGAAAGTTCCAAATTACAAAGAGCAAGTTGAAGTGCTCGTTGATACAGAAGAAGCGGCTGATCGGATTCACAAAATTATCAAGCAAGGAGGACGGGCCGCTTTTGACTACGAAACCAACATGCTGAAACCGGACAATGACCAGGCCCGCATTGTATCTTGTTCCATTTGTCACGAAGGAAAAACTACTATCTCTTTTCCTCTTGTAAAGAAAACAACCTCCGCTCTCATTTCCTTCCTAAGATCAACAAGGGTGAAGAAGATAGCTGTGAACTTCAAGTTTGAGGACAGATGGTCCCGAGCAGTGCTTCATACAGAAGTAAGGAAGTGGGAAGCTGATCCTATGCTAAGTGCACACTTCCTTGACAACAGATCTGGGATTACAGGGTTGAAGTTTCAAGCCTACGTAAAGTTAGGAATTCCTGATTACTCTACAGACACTCGTCCTTTCTTTACAGGCAAAGAAAAAGGAAGTAACTCAGAGAATAGGATACATGAAGTTGATCTTCCCACTTTGTTGCTGTATGGAGGACTCGATTCATTACTTGCTTATAAAGTCTATCAATCCCAAAGGAGAAAACTCAATGAGCCAGAAGAAAAGAGACTTCGATTTTGAAGAACATCCTCCTAAGAATTATATACATCCTATCACTCTCCTACAAGAAGAGGTAGGATTATGGTCAAAGGTTAACTTTGGATTTCAAATTTCAAAGACAGAACCAAACCTAACACTAAACTCTCTGGTCCCTTTGTTAGGAATAGTAGAAGAGCTAGGAGAATATGAACGGGCGAGAGATGTTGAAGCAAGAAAGGATGCCTTAGCGGATGCTGTAATCTTCCTTTGTGACTATACTTCCAGGGAAGGCATTCTGTTAGATCATCTGGTCCGCATGGAATATACAGACTACATAAACCTTAGAGGAAAGAATGGAGCTCTCGTCTGCGTAGGTGAAATGTGTCACCTCACTTTGAAGCATCATCAAGGAATTAGAGGAATGGATGATGAAGAAAAGTATAGGCTGGAACTTCATAAGGTAGTGTTCCGTTTATTAGGATACCTCGATTATGAATGTTGGTTCCAGTTCAATTCTGACTTGTTAGATATTACTATTCCTATTTGGAAGAACGTAGTGAGTAAGAGGAACTGGAAAAAGAACAAAAGAACAGGAAGAAAAGATGAAAGATCTAAAGGGGAATGAACTATTACATAAAGGGTCCCTTTGTCTTTCAAAAGTAGAAGCAAACGGAATCAAGATAGATGAGGCTTACTTAAATTCTGCTTTAGCTTCTACGGCGAAAAGGATAAAGCAGAATGAAGAGACCCTTAGGCATTCAAAGGAGTACAAAGTATGGAGGAAAAACTTTGGGGACAAGACAAACTTAGGAAGTCATGCCCAACTTGCCGAAGTCTTTTTCAAAGTTTTAGGACATAAAGGAGAAACCTATACAGCAGCAGATAATCTCAAGTCAGATGAGAATGCTTTTGCTCACATTGATTCTCCTTTCCTAAAGGCATACTTTGAGAATGAAAAGCTCAAGAAAGTAAACGGCACTTACTTGAAAGGGTTGAAAAGAGAAACAATCGATGGTTTGCTTCATCCTATGTTTGATCTTCACACTGCACGTACTTTTAGAAGCTCGAGCAGTCACCCTAACTTTCAAAACATTCCTATTAGAGATCCTGCCATAGCGAAAATCATTCGCCAAGCTTTCATTCCTCGGGAAAATCATGTCTTGGTCGAATTTGATTATAGTGGACTCGAGGTTAGGATTGCAGCTTGCTACAACAAGGATCCTAACCTAATTGGTTATATCAAAGATTCCACTAAAGACATGCACAGGGATTCTGCTGCTGAGTGTTTCAAATGTAAGCCAAAGCAAGTATCAAAGATTATGCGATACTGCGCTAAGAATATGTTTGTCTTCCCTGAGTTCTATGGAAGCTACTACAAACAGTGTGCTCCTAACCTATGGGAAGCCTGCGATGTTCATAATCTAACTATAGGAAAACTCTCAGCCAGGGAACACCTAAGAAAAAAAGGCATCCGTACTCTTGGAGACTGTGAGAATTATAAAGCCAAACCTAAGAAAGGGACGTTTGAGCATCACATACAACAAGTAGAAGAATTCCTATGGAAAAGCAGGTTTCATATCTATGCTGACTGGAAGAAAACATGGTATGCTGATTACCTCAAGAGAGGATGGATTGAAACTCTTACTGGATTTAGGATTGAAGGGATCTATTCACGAAATGACATCATCAACTATCCGATTCAAGGATCGGCATTTCACTGCTTGTTATGGTCTTTGATTGAACTTCAGAGGCAACTTGAAAAACGTAAAATGAGATCCCTGATTGTCGGACAGATCCACGACTCAATAGTTGGAGATGTTCACATCAAGGAACTTGACGACTACCTTGCTCTGACAAAAAAGATCATGCAGAAAAAGATTAGGAAGGCATGGAAGTGGATCATAGTTCCCCTTGAAGCAGAAGCAGAGGCCTGTGGTCTTGGTGAATCATGGTATGACAAGAAGGAGGTGGAGATGTGAGTGATTTCTACTATATCTATTCAACCGAGGCTTGTTACAAGTGCAAAAGGTCAGATGCGGATATAAGGAGGGAGTACTTAAAAGCAGAAGACACAGCAGGTCACACTAAGTCCATTTTGATAAAGAAGGAATGCCTCTCCTGTATAAAGGATGCAAAGGAAGCAACTCATGACTTCTGAACTCATACAAGGAGATTGTCTTAGACGCATGAAGAAAGTACCAAATGAATCAGTCGATATGGTTCTTGCAGATCCTCCCTATGGGAAAACAGCTTGCAAGTGGGATAGTATCATTCCACTGAAACCTATGTGGGAGCAGTTGAAACGAGTTACTAAACCGAATGCTGCGATTGTGTTAACAGCAAGCCAGCCTTTTACTTCAGCACTGGTAATGAGTAATTTGAAGACATTCAAGCAGTCTTTAGTGTGGGACAAAGGAAAAGGATCAAATCCCCTGCTGGCGAAAAAGAGGATCATGCAATCGCACGAAGACATACTTGTCTTTTGCTATGGTCGTCTTCCTTACAATCCTCAGATGCGAAAAGGAAAACCATATAAAGCTCCTCGAACTGGAGGCAATCGGACAAATAGAATCGTTGGCGCTACGGCAGACTCAAAAGGTTTCAGGCAACAAGATAACAGTGGGTTTCGCTACCCGCTGTCGGTTCTGCCTTACTCAATACATTGTGGCTCAAAACTGCATCCTTCACAAAAGCCTGTTGGTCTGATGAAATATCTAATCCTCACATACTCCAGCAAGAGAGACATTGTATTAGACTTCACAATGGGAAGTGGTACTACAGGAGTTGCTTGTATCCAAACAGGAAGGAGATTCATTGGAATAGAACTTGAAAAGAAGTTCTTTAAGGTTGCTAAAGCCCGCATACAACACGAACTTCAGCATAAAGGATTTGACCTATGACTTCTGAGCTTTACAAGAAGTACAGACCTCGATTGTTCAAGCGAGTGATAGGGCAAGAAGGGATTGTCAAGACCCTAAGCAAAATGATTAAATCAGAAACAGTTCCTCATACCATCCTATTCTCTGGTCCTTCCGGTTGTGGCAAGACCACGCTCGCTCGCATCTTAGCGAAAAAGTTGGATTGTTCAAATGCTGATTTGAATGAGATTAACTGTGCGGACTTCCGAGGCATAGACATGGTGCGAGACATTCGGGACTCAAGTGGTCTATGTGCCTTGGCTGGAGGAAATCGAGTGTGGATAATTGACGAAGCCCATCAGCTTTCAAGTCAAGCTCAACACGCTTTCTTGAAACTTCTCGAGGATACTCCAAGCCACGTTTTCTTTTTCTTAGCAACTACCTCTCCAAACAAATTGCTTCCCACTATCCGAAACAGATGCACTACGTTTGTAGTCAAGGAACTCTCAACTGAACTGCTGGAAACCTTAGTAGACTCTATTTGCAAAAAAGAACAAATCACGTTAGGAACTGATGCTAAAGAGAAGCTGATAGAGATAGCAGAAGGTTCTCCAAGGAAAGCTTTAGTTTTATTAGATCAAGTTCGGCACACAACCGAAGACAACCAACTCTCCCTACTGGAATCCTCCGATACAAGGCACCAAGCCATAGAATTAGCAAGAGCATTGATTAGACCCAATTCCTCTTGGAATACTGTTGCCAAAATCCTCAAAGAAGTTGAAGAAGACCCTGAGTCCCTTCGCTGGATGATTCTCGGGTATGCTCGGACGGTTTTACTGGGAGGAGGAAATCTTAGTGACAGAGCCTACCTAATCATAGAATGCTTCCGAGAACCTTTCTATGATTCCAAAGCTGCTGGTCTAACCGCTGCCTGCTGGGAAGTTATGAAAGGAATTGAATAGTCCCTCGATAACATGGTGGAAATCCACTCCCACAAACAATGATTTCCTAACACAAGGAACTTAGTGCTATGAAGTATCAAGAGGCAGACAAGTCCTTCTTCGACATTGACCTCAACAAACTCGAAGAAGAATGTGCTAATCACTCCTTACTTGTCCATGAGTATTCTGTTGCTCATGCAGAGGCAAAAATAGAACTCGACGAACTCACCGCCGAAAAGGATGTAGTGATAGCAGAACTCTCGAAAGCAATACGAGACGACCCTGCAAAGTACGGAATGGAAAAGTTCACAGAGACGGGCTTGAAGTCCTTGTTGCCTTTGCAGAAAGGTCTCAAGAGAATTAGTGAACGTATCATCAAGAAAAGGCATGAAGTTGATTTACTTGCAGGAGTTAACAGGGCCCTCGAGCATAGGAAACGGATGCTCACTAATTGTGTTGAGCTTCACGGTCAGCAGTACTTCGATACTCCCCATGTCAAAACTCAAGCAACAAAGGAGAACATCAGAAAAGAACGAAAGAAACGTGTTCGTCGAAAAGGGAAACAAAAATGATACAGACCTTTTTCCTTATCCTTGTTGCTGCAATCCTAATTCCGATTGTAGTGTATCTGTCCACCAAGCTCGGAGTATATGCTTACTACCGAGCGAAGTCCCTCTTTGAAAAGGAAACAGAAGATGGCAAAGCGAAAGAGAAGTAAACGTCAGTATTCAAGTGCCAAGAAAAGAGCTCAGACTCACGGTTCATTTGATCGACCTTTCTTATTGCTTCCAAAGAGGGAAGGTGGAGGTGATATTGAGTTCCTTCGATTTGAAAAGAAGGGTCGTTTCCTCATCGACATTCTTCCTTTCCAAGTAGGGAAAGGGAATCCCTATGCTGATGAAGGGGAGCTTCACTATGAGAGGACGTTTTACTATCATCCTCGGCTGGGAGCCAACCAAAGACACTATTTGTGTGCAGCGAAGACTCTTGGTGAACCTTGTCCCGTTTGTGATTACAGAACAGAACTGGAACAAGACGCGGACAGCGACGAGAAAGTAATCAAGTCTCTCTATCCGAAAGAGAGACAACTCTTCAATGTTATCAACACGGAGGAGCGTGAGAAAGGAGTACAGTTGTGGGAGTATTCCTATCACAACTTTGGTAAGCTATTAGATCAGCTTATTGAAGAATCCGATGAAGAAGATGGTTATGAAAACTTCTACCATCTTGAAGGAGGAATGACTCTCAAGTTGAGTGTGTCAGAAGAATCAATGGGAAGCAACAGCTATCTCAAAGTCACTCATATTGATTTCCGACCTCGCAAGAAACCTTACAAGGAAAGCATCCTTGAAGAAACCTTCTGCTTAGATGACTTGTTAAAGGTTACTCCCTATGACAAGCTGAAAGCCATTTTCCTACAGGCAGATGAGGAAAATGAGGAAGAGGAAGAGGAGTCCTCTAGTCGTCCTAAGAAGAAGGGAAAGAAGAAAAAGAAGAAAAAGAAAAAGGATGCCGACTTCGATGAAGATGACATTCCTTTCTAACAACAATCCTGAGGGGATAGGAATAAGGGACAAGGAGGTCCCTATTTTCTTTGCATAGGAGAAACAAATGGGAGCTAAGAAACTCAAAAGGAAGCTACTAACAAAGAGAAAGAAAACAAACATCCCTAAAGAGGATCTCCTTTCCTCAGGTTCAACCCTCCTCGATCTTGCTTGTTCGGATAGCATAGCAGGAGGCTTTGCTAAAGGCCAATTTATTTTCCTCGTAGGTGATAGCCGGTCAGGCAAAACTTTCCTTTCCCTCACCTGTCTTGCGGAAGCCGCCCACAACCCTCAATTTGAAGATTACCGTTTCATCCATGATGATGCTGAGAATGGGGCTCTCATGGACTTCACTAAGTTCTTCGGACGGCGGACGGCTAAACGTATTGAGCCACCTAACAAGGACGAGGACGGGACTCCTTTGTTCTCCACTACGGTTGAAGACTTTTACTTCAACCTAGATGATGCTTTCCAAGAGGATGAACCCTTCATCTACATCCTTGATTCAATGGATGCCCTAACGGCTACGTCAGACGACCAGAAGTTTGACAAAGTGAAAGCCGATTCAAAAGCAGGCAGGAAGTCAACGGGAGACTACGGCACATCTAAAGCCAAGCTCAACTCAGTTCATATCAGACGAGTGATTCAAGGGCTAAAGCGAACAGGGTCCATCCTAATTGTAATCTCTCAAACAAGAGACAACATAGGATTTGGTTCTCAATTCAATCCTAAAACAAGAGGAGGAGGCAGAGCCTTACGTTTCTACTCTCATGTTGAAGTATGGTCTTCAATCAAAAAGACCCTCAAGAAAACGGTCAAGGGGAAACAAAGGAAGATAGGAGTTGAGTGTCAACTCCGAGTCAAGAAGAATCGAATTTCTGGCAAGGAAAGAGATGTCATAGTTCCTATTTACTACAGCTATGGGATGGATGACATAGGATCTTGTGTTGACTTCCTTATAGAGGAAAAGTTCTGGCCGAAGCGTGGAAAGAAAATCCACTGTCCTGACTTCGACCTAACAGCTACGAGGGATACAATCATCGAACATATTGAGGACGAACAAGGACAGTTACGGCTGAAGAAGATCACACAGCGGGCCTGGAATGAGATTGAGAATGCCTCTAAGCTGAAAAGGAAGAAACGCTATGAGTAAGAAACGTTCCCCTTTACTTCTGATTGATACTCATTACTTAGCCTATCGTGCCTATCACACTGCAAACATCCGAACACTATCCCACAAAGGCATCAAAACAGGCGTAGTGTTTGGGATTCTCCGTGACGTTCAAAAGCTTATGAGCCAGTTTGAGACAAAGGACATTTGCTTTTGCTTCGACTCTGCCTCCTCTTTGAGGAAGGAGATTTACCCTGAATACAAAAGCAACAGAAAAGCATCCAAAGAGTCTCCTGAACTAACATCTGAACAACTAGAAGAACTCAAACTGTTTCAGGCCTTCCGAAAACAAGTCTCTCGGCTGCGAAAGGGATACCTCCCTGCCATAGGGTTCCGCAACATCTTCCGGGCGGAAGGATACGAAGCAGATGACATCATTGCTTCCTTGTGTGAAACCACTCCGAGCGAGAAGAAGGTTATTATTGTTAGCGCTGACCACGACTTATACCAGCTCCTCAGTGGTTCCGTCTCAATATGGCAGCCAAGAAAAGGAAAGCTTTACACACTGCAATCATTCAAGAACGAGTTTGGAATCCTTCCTAACAAATGGGCTCTCGTTAAAGCCATTGCCGGTTGTTCCTCCGATACTATTCCTGGTGTACCGAGAGTAGGGGAGAAGACGGCAATAAGATATCTCAACAAGGATCTAAAAGAGGACAGCAAAGCATGGAGGAGCATTGAGGAGCACAAGGAGTTGTGGACTTCTACTTACCTTCCTCTTACCGTTATCCCTTTTGAGGGATGCCCCTTCTTTAACATCAGAAAAAACAAGTTTAGCGAATCAGGCTGGAAGTCTGTCCTAAAGCAATTAGGTCTCAAGTCATTGAGAAAGAATACATCCTTTCTTAAAGGGAGGAAAAATGCCTAAGAGGAGAGTAACTAAAAAGAAGGCACCACCAAAGCGAAAGAGAAGGAGGAATAGCAAAAACAAAGGAGGAGCTTTTGAGCGTCAGCTTTGTAAGCAGTTCAGTCTTTGGTGGTCTGAAGGTAAGCGGGATGACTTATTTTGGAGAACTTCTAATAGCGGAGGCCGAGCAACTTTTGCCAAGCGGAAGAACCGAGACATCAAAGGACAGTATGGAGATATGGGAGCAATAGATCCACTCGGTCACGACTTGGTCTCTTTGTTGACTTTCGAGTTCAAACGAGGTTACAATAAGAACACAATCCAAGATCTCCTTGATAAGTCCTCACCAGCAAAACAAGAATATGAGAAATGGATTGAACAGGCAGAAAGATCCTACGAACAAGCGGGAAGTTATGCCTGGTTCCTTGTAGTGAGAAGGGATAGGCGAAAGACCATAGGAATTGTTCCTCGTTACTTCTGGAAGGACTCTCAATTGAAGTTGAAACTAAAGACTTCCCTTACCCTCAATATGAAAGGAGGAAACAAGGTAGTTGCTTTCCTTATGGAAGACTTCTTTGATACTGTGGAACGAAAGCATTTGATCTCACTCGACTAAGGAAGAACAATGAAAGTCAAAAAGAAACGAAAGAAAGGACTTCGACCGAAGAGAAAGGTTGTAAGGCCGAAGAGAAAGGTCAAGTCCAATTTTGACGGCCCTCAACTTGAGATGGCTGTAGTCAAAGAGAAAAGCTGGACTGATAGGTACTTCCGCTTCGAGTTGTTTGGAAAGATGTATTGTGCTGGACAATATCTTGCTGGTCTTGGAAGTCACAAGAAAAGGATTGTAATTCAGCAAGATCCTACGCGCTGGTATGCTTTCACTAAAGAGGATAAGAAGCATCTCAAGTCCCGAGGGATCAAGAAAAAGAGCTGGAGAAAAACTGATGAAACCGTCCCCCAAGAAGTCCTCAACTTCTTCCTACGAAAACGTCCCACTAAAAGCAAAAGCAAAGGGAAAGATAATCGGAAGTAGTTTTACTCTCACCGATGGAAGTAAAACAACAAAGCCCATTCCTTTCGATGCCTCAAAGGAGGAAGTGGTAAAGGCTTTGAAAGAAAGCGGAATAGTGCCACCTGTCATACTGTGTGACAACAAGCAAAAATGTGAAGAAAAATAGGATCTTCATACTTGCGTTTTGACGCATCGACAACCGAATCCGATGGAATCATCGGATTCGGGATCGAGACGTGTTAAATCGAGCGTCATGCAGTGTAAACACCACTTCAACACCACTTCAGTGGAAGGAACCCACAATGTTAGTTCTCTCAAGAAAAAAAGAACAGTCCATTATAGTAGGAGACCTTGTAGAAATTAGGGTGCTTGCTATCCATAGCGATCGAGTCTTCTTGGGGATTAAGGCCCCTAAAGAGGTTCCCGTTCACCGAAAGGAAGTATTCCTGATGCTGAAGGAAAAGGAAGATGCTGAAACGCCTAATCCTTAAAAACTTCCAGTGCCATAAGAAGATCAAGATTAAGCTCGGTCCAGTGACTACAATCATAGGGCCTAGTGATGTTGGCAAGTCTGCTATCATCAGGGCACTGAGATGGGTCTGTTTGAACAAGCCATCAGGAATGGAGTTCCTCAAGAACGGCGAAGCTGTTGTATCTGTTTCAATCGACGCTGAAAAGAAACGGACACAACGCAAACGATCCAAGTCAAAGAATGCCTATTCTATCGACGGGAAAGAGTTTAAAGCCTTCGGCAATTCCGTTCCTGAGGAAATTGAAAATCACTTGAATGTTGGTACTATCAATTTCCAGTGTCAGCATGACCCTCCTTATTTGTTTCATGCTTCCCCTGGGCAAGTGAGCCGAGAACTGAATTCAATCGTAAGCCTTGACTCCATTGACCTGACTCTTAGCCGGATTGTATCTGTAGTGAGGAAGACAAAAGCAAGTCTCGAGGTGACCAAAGAGCGTCTATCGGAAGCGAAGCGGGAGATGGATGAACTCCGACCTATTGTGACCCTCAAGAAAGAGTATGAATCCCTTGTCAAGCAACTTGTGAAGCAAAAGGAAATGGAAGAAAAAACAAACACTCTCAAGGGCTTGGTTGATTCAGTACACAAGTTGGAAGATAAACTTCCTAAAGAAATGCCGGACGTTCAAGGGCTCAAGCAAAAAGAAAGGAGGTTTTCACAGGCAAGGAAACAACTCCAAGCATTAAAGGAACAGATAAACAAGGTAAAGCAACTCAAAATCCAAATGAAATGGGAGCAAGAACGTTCCCGTTTGGCTGAGAAGAAATTAGCTAAGCTCCAAACAGGCAAGTGTCCTATTTGTGAGCAGCCATTCAAAGGAAAAGGAACCAATGAGTAACAAGAGAGTCCTGGCTATTCTGTGTTCCGATCTTCACTTGTCACACAAACCACCTATCGCCCGTTCAAAGGAGGACTGGTATCAGGTGATGAAACGATACTTGAAGCAACTAAGAATTCTGTGCTTTCGCAATTCTTGGGATAGTTCAGGAGGAAGATACTATCCTAAAGTAATTTGTGCAGGAGACATCTTTGACAAATGGAACTCTCCTCCTGAACTCATCAACTTTGCGATTGAACAACTACCTTCCATGTATGCCATTCCTGGCCAGCACGACTTACCAAATCACAACTACCTAGACAGAACCAAATCAGCCTATTGGACGTTAGTACAAGCAAGAAAGATCACGAATTTGTGGCCGAAGGAACCCTGCGTGATTCTGACGCCTGACGGCGTACCTTGCTTGCGCTTGACGGGATTCCCTTGGAGTTACACTATCACTCCTACAAAGGGTGAACTGGACAATGCAATAAACTTAGCCGTAATCCACCAGTACATCTGGAAGATTGGTTATGGTTTCTTAGGAGCACCCTCTTGCTCTATTGTTGGAACCAAACTAAGGAAGGAGTTGCGGAGTTTTGACGCAGCCATCTTTGGGGACAATCACATAGGTTTCCTTTCTCAATTTGCTCAAAATAACTGTGAAAAGAAGCCTTGGCTCAATAAAAAGAAGAGCATACTAAACTGTGGAGGATTCATTCGCCGCAACTCGGATCAGGTTGAGTATTGTCCTATGGTAGGACTCCTCAAGGAAGATGCAAGCATTGAAACAGTCCAACTTGATACGTCAAAGGATAAGATGGAATTTGATCTCCCAGTGAAAAAGGAAAACCCTGAACTATGTTCAGCCGAGTTCATTGCTTCTCTGAAAAATGTGATCTCGATAGGAAGGGATTTCAATGAAACTATCCGCCTCCTCCTTGACAAACAAGATGAAATGATGGAAGGAACTCGTTCCCTTATCAAAAGTGTTCTTCAGGAAACAGGAGCAAAAAGTGAAAGAGAGTCAACAGAAGAAGATTAGTGAGTATGAAAAGATCCTTGCCGATGTTGATTCCTTCAAAAGAAGAATCAGTGAAATTCAAGGAGTGCTAAAAGAAAAGAAAAAGATCCTAAAGAAATCCTATGGCTGTGATTCTCTCAAACAAGCCACCAAGCTTTTGAAGAAGTTTGAGAAGCAAGTGGAAAAGACAAGAGGAGAGTTTGAGAAGGCTATGCTGACTTTTGCAGAAAAGTGGCAAAATGGATTTGACAGACTACAAGACGAAGGTTGAGGAGAAGTGGCTCCTATTCCGTCAAGCAAAGAAAACTTATGCTAAGGAAAGACAAAGGACCATAGAACTCGAGGATCGTTTATTCTGTGCAGAGGAAGCCCAAGTCTTCCTACAACAAGCAGCAGAGACATTCCAAGCAGAAGCTCACAAGCAGATTGCCACTATTGTCTCAGAATGCTTGGAAGCTATCTTCGATGAACCTTATGAGTTCAAAATCTTGTTTGAGCGAAAGAGAGGGAAGACTGAGGCTCGTTTGGTGTTCTTGCGGGAAGGCCTCGAGTATGATCCTATGAGTGCGAGCGGAGGAGGTGTAGTAGATGTGGCTTCTTTTGCCTTGCACTTATCATGCCTGATGTTGACACAACCAAGCAAACGGAAGCTTCTAGTTCTCGATGAACCCTTCCGCTTTGTCTCTGCTGAGTATAGAGGAAGGATTGCAAGTATGCTTGAAACACTCGCCGAAGAACTTGGAGTTCAGTTCCTCATAGTAACTCACATGGAAGAACTAAAAATCGGGAAGGTAATTAACCTGGGAGGAGAATGAAGTGAAAGGGAGCAGCCCAATTCAATCCGCTTTGACTGTAATCGAATGGCTGGAAGGATCTTTACTAACGATGGCAAGGAGGACCGTACAGGAAACATTAGCAAAAGCGAGCTGTGATGCTTCATTTTGGGTAAAGCATCTGCTCGGGAACAACTACGCAGTAATGAGAGATGATACTATCGTGACAACCTTTACTTTTCCACCAGAAGAGGATGAAGCATAGTAAGCAAAGACCCTCCGAGAAACAAGTCGTGGGAGACCAGACACAACTTGTTGAGGAGTTCTCGGAGGGCCTATTTCTTTTGTTGAAGCAGACTCATCCTTTCCATCCAATCTTGGCTAATATCATCTGCTAAACAAATGTGACTTCCTGTCTGCAATGGAACGTCTGTCGGCAATTTTAAAAACTGCAGAATATCCTTCACAACTCGCTCAGCATTGTCCACAAGGTCCTCATACCAAACTTGAATAAATGGCACTTCGTGGCCATGAAGCCAACGGCCAAGTTGCTGATCTTGTGTTTCCAAATCCCAATAGTGAGCCATAATTCGCTCAGCATCAAAATGGACGGTTCGGTGTGATTGAGGAATCTCTTGGCCCCTACGATGGCTCCAACAATCAGACTCTCTTGCTCTATACATGCTAACGGCTTGAGCCATACGGTCCTTACGCCGCATCCATACTATATGACAAGCGATCCGATCAGCCGAGGTAAGAATCTTCCAAATTTGAGTGAGTTCCCCATAGACCAATTTTGTACCGAATGGATAGGCTTCGTCAAATTTAGACCACTCACGTTTCAAGTTCTCCCCACTGAAACGATACCAAAGATGTTCTCGTGGGCTTCCAGCAACTCCAGTTGAAGTTAGCATATCACATAGCCAACTTGATCCTGTTCTAGCTGTAACAGCTATCATATAAAAGTTACGAGGCATTGATCTTCTCACGGTAAACGGAGGACAAATAGCGGTCCCAGTGGCGAATCATAACATCTGATGTTCCATGCAATCTTGCCCAATACTTTGCCCTGCGTGTGATGTCGCTTTTGCGTCTTGCGAGGAGAATTCCTAATGCTACACTATCAGCAGAAGGATTGATGTCCAAAGGCACAACAACTTGTCCAACATCCCGTTCAATCTCTGGAATTGCTCCAACACGAGTCGAAACTACAGGTTTCCCAAGATACCATGCTTCGATTGTAGCTAGACAGCATCCTTCACTTTGCGATGTTGAGACAATAACATCAGCGGCAGTGAAGGCATTCCCAACATCCGATACTGCTGAGTGAATGATTGCACGGTCTCCTGCTGTTTTTTGAATCTTAGTTACAGCTTTCTCACGCCAACCACCATCTCCACAAAAGAAAGCTGTCCATTTGTCAGGCAACTTGCTAATAGCCTCAGCTAATACTTCGCAGTTTTTATCAGGAGAAAGACGGCCAATGTATGCTGCAATCTTTCCTTCAAGTGGAAGTCCAAATCGTTTGCGAGCTTCCTCCTTTGAACCATGAGCTAGACGGTTCTTATCTATTCCATTCAAAATGACGGACGTTCCAGGAGGACATAGTTCAGAGACCGCTTCTGAAACTGCAACATAGTGCGAGCAAATATGAGACTTGAAAGAATCACGGAGGGTCTGCTTTGTCCATTCGCAGCAACCGTGAGCCACACCGATTGTAGGGTTGGCACTTGCAGATTGTGCAATTTCAACCATGCCTTGTAAAACACCAATTGCTGGTTGGCTTGTCGGTAATTTTATTTTTGAAGTACCTCCCCAACAAACCACTACATCTATGTCTGTTGTTGCTATGCGAAAAGCTTCTTCTTGTGTTGGATAAGACAAAATGTTTTTCTCATTTGTGTCCCAACTAATCATAGGCGACAAAACTGCATTGGTGATGATCTCGGAACTTCCATTAGGAAATACAAGTATCTTCCAATTATGTTTTGATCCATTTGTCAAGACCCTGATCCATTCCTCGGCTCCACCTAATCCTAGACTACCAGTGAACATCAGGCAATTCAAAGGCCGATCATAGTCAATATCAACCGATGGTTTAGGAGGAACTGGTCTCTCTTCATTGGGCCAAAGATATTCAGGACATCTACCTATTTTATCGCGACCTACTATAGATACTATTTGATTTGAAAGTGTACACTTATTGAAAGTGCGATGTTCACATTCTTGGCAAACCAGCATCCGCTCTTTAAACAAATCAGTTGCTGCATCTGTTGGACTGGATTGCTTGTATCTCTTGATTGCCTTTTTTGCATTCCAAATCATCTTATCCCTCCTCAAGGATAGTAAGGTTCAATCGTCAGTTTCTTAGTGTGGTCAACTTGCCAGTCACTCTCAGCGGTCTGGTCCGATGCTCCTGGGAATTCATTCTTTCCTAAACAGTGAAAGAATTCACCTGCTCCGTTTGGATTTTTTAGTAGCCAAAAGGTGCTAGTATCAAACTGCTTTACCGACTCAAAATCAAAAGATCGTGGAACTGTGGACAAGCTCCACTTACTGTTAATTGTTCCTGCTCCGAAAATGTTTCCATAGGCTAATTCTATTCCTACAAAGCGAACATCTAAGATCAAATCGGAAATATCTACAAACCAAATCCAACTACAAGGATTGAAATTTCCAATTGAAGGGCCTGGTCCAAATCCTCCATCAAGAGCTACAGGGAAAGCAGGAAATGTTTGATTAAAAAATTCACGAGTAAGTATATGCTCTCCGTTCATCCTCTTAGCGGCTTTTGCTGAATTCCCCGGACTGGCATCTATTGATGCAAGTCTAGTGAAAAACGTATCAGGAGGAACAGTCAATTTCCAGTGGGATGGAACACACTTACAGTTTCCACACACTCCTTGCAATCCTTGTATAGCAACATCCTCTCCTCCAAAAGGCTTTGTCTCGCCAAACTTAATTTCTTTTCTTGTTGCAGGATTGCAGCAAGGTTCAGGAGGGTTGAAATGCCAGATACCCATTATTGATTCCCTTCAGGAGTAACTGCCATAACTAGAAACAAACTCAATTTGTCTACACTCAAGAGCAACTACAATATAGCCTGCTCCGGCTACGGGAACACAAACAACAAGAGCCCCTTTCTTAGCGGGAGTAGGAGCGGCCACAGGGATAGGAAGACGGACATCAACTACGGTTCCGGTATCAACCCACGACTCGTTAAGAACCTCAATGTCTCCTACCTGTCCACTTGCCTTTTTCAAAGGAGTGCCTACAACTCCCATAACAGGAAGATCGACATCCCTATAATTTCCTCCAAAGCTGACAATCCAGCAACCCGGTAACTTTTCTACCAGAACATCTCCTGGAGAGAGACTCGGCAATGCGAGTAAGGCATCCCGCACATCTTGATCTGTAGCATCCCATTGAATATCTACAGAGACCTCTGCTGGAGTAGTATCCTTTTTATCCGGTTTGAAAGATAAAGTAAAAGAACCTCCTATTATGGAACCAAGGAGACGAACGTACTGAATCGAGCCCACTGGTTCTAAGGATAAGAGGGACGCTCGAGCAGTCCCTACGTTTGTCAGGTCTTCCAGCAAGATAGCAACAATGTTAGTAAGCCCAGAAGCCTTTCGGGAAGGAGCCGAAGAAGAGCCATTTCCTCCGAGAGCCCCTCGCAAGTAGTCTTTGCTCATTCTTGTCAGGAGGGAAACAAAGGAATCACTGAGGCGATTACCTATTTCTTCTGCCATTTGTCAGGTCTCCCCACTTGCGTTTTGACGCATCGACAACCGACTCCGATGAATTCCATCGGATTCGGAATTACATCTCCATACTGGCTAAGCACGGAGCCAGAATCAAGCGATTGTCAACGTGCAATCAACTCGCCACTCATTGTTACCTTGTCCCCTGTCAATGTGCCTCCATTCTTGGTGATATTAGTCAGAGTCACTTCACCAAGATCAATAGATCCTTCATGCTGTACGATCGAGCGTAGTATTGCCGTTTCAGCGGGAAGCTTCGCTGCTCCCACCTCACCAGTATGAACTTCAAGGTCTGCTGTCGCCTTGTCAGTCAAAAGAAGCAAGGCAGGAATGCCTGGTTCGGTTCCTCCCCCTGTGTCAATGACTTCGATGTCCGGCTCCGATCCATTGAGGTCAACCCGTAGGCGACCAGAACCTGCCCCTTCCCCTTGACCAATTAGAACTTTCTTATTGATTCCACTAACAGGATCCAACAAGCCAATCTTCAAATAGATATCTCGGTATTCAAAGTACTCTGAGTCATTGTGTTGAGGCAATCCAAGAGCACCAGTAAATCTTTGGCCAAGCAGGAGCGAATTGAGTTCAACTCCTACTGTATGAGTCCCAGTTCCAGCGGAGGTGAGGGTGATAGCACTACCTGCCTTTGTCAAAGAAAGTTGGCAAGTCTTTGTGTCTCTATCAAGATTGATAATGTAGTAGTCAGTTGCAGCAGATAAGCCGCCAGGTAAGGCTCCGCCACTATTTCTCACTCGAACGATCTGGTCATTCCTAAAGTGAGAACGATTAGCAAATGTGAGTTTGTCTGTTGAAACGTCCGCTGTGAAGTCCACTCGCTGGGAAAGGCCATAAAGAAGGTCAATTTCATTGGAGTCCACTATGACATCATCCCCTGAGTTCGGAATTTGATTCAATGTCCAGTTCCGAGGAGAATCCCAGTGATTAGGTCCCTCTGATCTTGTGTTCTCTGTAATGACGAGGTCTTGGGTTCCTGTGTTAGTAGTCAAGTTAGTCCCGTCAGCAGTCATTAACACAATGTCGAGGGCAGCATTGACTCCTTGGAAGGTAACAACCCAAGGACCAGTGCTTACCACTGTGACCAGATCGATATTGCTCAACAGTTCAAGTTCCGTCTTGATTGTTGCAGCCGAAGCATTATAAGCAATAGCATTAGTAGGCCCTTGTCCATCGTAAGATAGAGTAAAGGTTCCTCCATCAACATCATCGGCCAGTGTGATAGTCTGTTGCTCATTTACAGGAGTCACAGAAGCAACAGATGTGTTGATTGTAATAGAACCACCAGTCAGGTTCGTCCCGTCTCCTGTTGTCTGTTGCTGATTACTATCTGCAAGTGTTCCTATGAATGTTGCAACATAATTTGGCGATGCTCCACTCACCACAACATTTCCAACACCAATGGTAGAAAGACCTTCAAGTGCTGTTTGTATCGTAGCAGAACTTGATCCATATGCTAAAGCACCTGTTGTTTGACCTTTGAAAGTCAAAGTGAAAGTTCCACCATTTCCTTGTACAGAAATTGATTGAACTTCATTACCTGTTCCTGTTCCCCCTTGATTAACAACAACCACAGAAGCAGGAGCAAAGGAACCTGTCAAATTAGTTCCATCAAGGATGAATGGATTATGTGGCTTTCCCGCCAAACTTAAAAAGGTTGTCCAATCTCGTTGTCTGATAACAAAAGAACCAATAGTTGAAACACCATTAGCTTCTCCGCCTAGACTACCGCTATCTATCCAGAAAGGAAAAATAAGTCCATTATATCCTCCAATACCTAAAAGTGTTGTTGCATCATCAACTGTCAAATACCCAGCACGCACATATAATGCTAGAATTGCATGTAGTATTTGATCTGAAAAAGTATAAGAGTTTTGTGCAACAGGAGGAACAACTGTTCCGATACCTTGAATACCTCCCATGAGTTGTGTGCCTTGCACATAGATAGGCCCAAAAGTTTCAACAGCAGTGCCGGTGTCAAGACTCATCGTCATTGAACCACCAGTAGGATTACCAACAATAACAAGTTGATAAGTATCAAAAGAAGGTAGTCCACCATTTTGATATTGAGCATTATCGAAACCAATTTGCATGCTTCCTGATGTGATGTTTGTGGAGTCAATCACAATCTCATTGACATGTTGACCGCCCATATCTCTTGTAAAACGAATTAAATTAAATCCGCGATATCCTGTAACAACTACATTTCCGATACCCACATTCGGCAAACTTTCTAGAGTCGCTTGAATTCCAGCCGCCGTAAAATCAGAACTTGGTGCAGAAAAGATATTATCTAATCCAAGACGATATGATCCTGCGTTAGCAGTAACAAGCATTTTTTGAATCTGATCTGATCCAGCAAAACCATCAATAATTGTATTTGTAATTACTAAATTAGTGCCTGTTAAATTGCTACCATCAGGGATGAGCATAGAAACATCAGTAGCCGCATAAGCTCCTTTGAATTCAACCACCCAATCAGGTGATGCTCCTGTAACTGCTACATCTCCAATTGCGATATTACTCAAACCTTCAAGTGCTGTTTGAACCGCAGCAGCAGTGGCATTGTATGCAATAGCGGCTGTTGTCTGGCCATTAAAAAACAAAGTAAATGTGCCGCCAGTATAAGACCCATCAAATTTGACTTCCTGCATCTCATTGACGCCAGTAACACCTTTGACTGTTTCTGTAACTGTAACAAGCGTAGCAGTCGTAGTGTTGCTAGTGGATGCTATGACCTCAAAAGGAATGCCAGCAGTGTTTGCAGTCAAGATCACAAACGAAGTACCATCAGACGCAGTGCCTTGAGCCGCAGTAATTTCTTTGAATTCAGGCACAGTAGAGGCCAGCCAAATTGATACCAGGTTGCTGACTACATCTGCAGGCGTACCAACCTCAGCTGTATAACTAATGGACTTCCCATTGATTGACAACGTAAAGATGTCCCCTACTTGCACATTAGCCGGAATGACATGAGTCACTTGAGCAACGGGAACTGCGTCACCTCGAAAAACAGTTTTCATTTTGTGTCTCCTACTTCAAAGGAAGTACGGAAAAAGGCAGTTTGTCATAAAGCATTACTTTGAGAATTATTATCTCTTCCGGTTTCGGAAGTCGAATGCTATTATCCTCATTCCTAAAGGCATGTCCTTCCTTGTCAAGCCAAACAGGATCACTGGGAGGCTCTGGAGGCTTTCCTACTAAGATTTTCTGCAACCTGGTTCGCTTACCGATCACATCCCCAAACGTCACGAGCGTCTTGTCTGTGACTTTGACTACCTCTGTTACCTTCTCATTGAAACCTCGATTAGGAATCAAGTCTTCCCAACCTTCCTTCCTATGATGAAGCTCAAAGGAAAGAGTGAAGTAAGCAATCTTATCCTCTGTGATCTCAGTCGATGGAATACTCAAATTCTTGAACTTCAATGTCCCCGCTTTCCAAGTCCTTCCTCTCAGCCGAATTGTATCACTATTGACTGCATCATTGTACTTGTCTATCCAATTAGGAACGGATCCTACGTTCTTTTCGACAACAATAGTAAGACGACTATCGTCCTTTGTAAGACCCTGAACAAGATCCCCCGCTGTATTGAGAATGGGCTTGCCTTTCGCATCAACAAGAGTAGGACGATCAAACTGTTCAGTCTTGATTGATACCTTTGCAGGACGTCTGAGCGGGTTCTTATCTTCCTTCGGTTTCTTGATCTTGGAAGAATAGCTTACTCGAACTATCCAGCGGAAAGGATCGGAGTCGTCCTGTGATGCTTGTGGTTTGTCAGCGAGGGCCCTTGGATCTGTTGGATGTACTTCAAAAGGAAGAGGAACCTCAGGCAAAGCAAGCACTTGAGGGGCTGTTAGTAGAGTAGTTGTGACAACTTCAAATCGCCGAACATAGTTGTTAGTTCGTTCACGATCTGTAGATCCTCTTTGACCAGATAGTTCGTTGAAGGTATAGCTCATCCTGTTGGGGCCTCCACAACTTGAGGCTTCTCGGCCAAGGAATCGTTGACATCAGACAACTGCATATTAGTAGCCTTAGCAATGAGGACAAGATCGGCTGTGTTCTTGCCAATCTTTTCTTGGACTCCTTTAGCAGCAGAGCCTCTGAATACTTCCGCAACAGCGGCAAGACCTTCCGCTGATCCTAATTTGACTGCCGTATTTGTTTGTGTGTTGACTTCCGGTCCTCGGCGGCTTAACTTTGTTCCGAAACGTCTGTTCAAATCAGCATTGGCCTTGGCAAAAGTCTCCTGAGAAATTACGCCAGCATCCAGTTGTTTCTTGAGTGCTTTCTGTTCCCTTTGGAACTTGACAATAGGAGCTAAGAACTTTTCGGTTGTGGCTCTCCCTGCTTCTTCAAGTTTCTTCCTTGCTTCAAGAACGTCTAATTGTTTCGATGCTTTCCTTGCTGCTATTAGGTTGAGTTCCGTTCTTATTAACTCTGGATTATTCTTGTCCTTCTTTTCAAGTTCTTTCTGCCTCGCCTCAAGTTTCTTGATTGTTAAGGCACGGCCACTCAATCCAAAGAACTTGACTTGATCCTTCAAAGACTTACTAAGGGTCTCTGTATCGTCCGCAAGTTTCTTATTAGCAGCGGCGAGTTCAAGCACGGCTTGTTTCTGTTTGTTGAGTTTATCTACTGCCCTTGCAGCGACTCGAGCTTCAAACAAAGTTGCTTCTGAGGCTCCTTGCTGCTTGAGTTTATAAATCTCCAAAGCAGAGCCTGCTTCCTCCCCTACTGCGATCTGAGCTTGCAGTTCCTTCGCTTGTTTCCGCAAAGCGTTTGTGAGGGTGACTGCGTCCTTAGTTGATTGAGAAAGTTGAATGGGACTTCTGCTGCCACTACTATCACTTTCCTTTTTTAGTGATGCCCTTTTACTTTTGACCAAATCTAATGCTGCCAGCACAGCATTAGTTTCTTTCTTCACTATAGCAATCTCACTCTTTGCTCCTGCTACTTCGGCCTGTAAAGTGAAACGACCAACAACTTCTCTCTTGCCTTTTTTATTCTTCCTCGTTCCGACAATAAACCCAGTAGTAGAGTCAAGGGTTCCTTGAGAAGATGTTAATTGTTTCTTAGCCGCTATGCTCCTTCTATCAAGTTCCGACAACCTTCTCTTCAATCGAGCTTCTTGTGTGTCCAATTCCTTTTGAGTTGTTGTGGACTCGATTACACTACGTTGAACTCCTGCTGCTCGATCTACGGCATTGTTCAAACGATTTTGAGCTTCTGCTGCACTCTCTGCTGCCTTACCGAAGAGTCCCATAGCATCAGCAGCAGCAACCATTGCAACAGCTATAGCTCCGATCCCTAATCCAGTCATAGCAAACTTGAGAGCAGTTACGGCTACGGCAGTAGCTCCGGTCGCAGCGGCAGCCGCCGTTTGTGCAGCCGTATAAGCCCCGATTGCCACAGTCGCGGAACCGAAGAAAGCAATCAACGGGCCTACTACAGCTACCAAGCCTGCAAAGATTGCTAAGGCTCTTTTCGTTCCATCACTCAAACTGGAGAACCAAGCTACTGTATTTTTCAAACTGTTAGCAAGTGACTCAACAAAGGGAGCGAGTTGTTTGCCGATTTGAATAGCTAACACTGTCACTTGATTCTTTGCCACAGTCAGTTGCTTAGCAAAGGATTTCATCTGCTCCTCTGCTACTTTCTTTGTTGTCCCTCCAGCAGCATTTAGTTGCTTCTCATACTCCTCAATTTGACCAGAGAAACCGAGCAGTGCCTTCAAGGCAGAAACTGATCGGTCTTGGAATCCTAATTGGGCAAGAGTGGCTCCTTTCGTTTCGTCAGACATGCCTTTGAGCTTGCCTTCAAATTGTTTAATGATTGCACTGATTTTCAGCATCTTGCCCTGGCTATCAAAGATTGATAGCCCTTGCTTTATCCACTCTTCCTTATTCTTCCTAACCGAGCGTTGAAGGTCTCTCAAAACAATAGAGAGCTTCTCGCCCGCTCGCTGTCCTTTGATTCCTTGGTTTGCAAAGACCGCAAGAACCGCCACACCCTCCTCTATGGGCTTCTTCAAGTTCCTCAAAGCATTCGCCGCCTTTGTTGTCAATGCCTCTGCAAACTGACGGGTTGAAGCATTGGCAAGGACATTTGCTTTGATAAGGACATCAGAAACACGAGTAAGGTTTATCAAGTTCTTCGCTGCATCTTTGGAGCCTAATCCTAACGCCTTCTGGCTGTCACTCAAAAGTGAGGTTGCGTCTGCCATATCAAAGGCACCCGCTGTTGCAAACTGTTCAACAGCAGGCAGAGCCTTGATAGATTGAGCGGCATTCAATCCCGCAGATGCCAAGAAGAAGAACGACTTAGCAAGCTCTGCTGGTCCCGTAGCGGCCGTGGCTGACAAGGACAACGCAACATCAGCCATCTGCTTTTTCGTCTCTTCTCCAAGTCCAGTCATAATTGCTGTAGACTCAGCCATAGCATTGTCAAACTTAGAGAAGGAGCGAAGGCTAACAGCAGCCATCGCTGCAATAGGAGCTGTCACAAACAAAGACACCTTCTTGCCAAATGACTGCATCTGGTTTCCGATTGCCTTGATCCTATTGGCCTGAGTATCCGCTGTCTTCGCAGCTTCCTTCATGTCCTTCTTCAATTTGCGAGTGGACCGAGCCATAGTCTCGGCACTAAGAGCTCCCATATTCTGAAGCTTCCGCAAATGAGCAAGCTTGCGGTTGTATGTTTCCGTAGGAGTTGCTACCGACTTGGTAATAGCAGCAGCTTCAAGGAAAGAGGCCTTTTGAGCAGCTAAGGACTTGGCTGCTTGGCCTTCAAAGAATCGGACGGACCTCGCTGTCTTCTTTTCCCCTTCATTGAGAACCTTGATTAGCTCTGTTCCATCACCTGTGAGCTTTACCTTCAGTTCATCAATTTGTTGCTCGGCCATCTCACTTGTCTCCTAAGTAGCCCGCTGCTCCAAACCAGAACATCTTTGACTTCTGCATCCTATGCTCTTCGGATTCCTCCTTTTCTTCCTCTTTTGGTGAAAAGTCAAACTTGAACCTGAAGTAATCAAGTGGGATAGAATCAGGGTTGCCAAGCACTCCCCTAATCTCTCTGGCAATTTGAGCAAGGTAATAATCCTCTCGGTGAAACTTGTTGGCTTCACGTTGAAGGAAAATCTTCCAAGCAATGAACTCACTTGAAGTCACCTCAAGTTTACAACGAGCAACGGACATACCTAATCGTAGGGCGAGAGAGAACCATAACTCCTCCTCGCCCTCTAATCGTTTCCCGCTGTGTCCTCTGCCTCTTTGTCAAGACCTGACAACTTCCGAGCGGCATCGAACAAAGCCGACTGAGTACCTGAAGGAAAGGATTGAATCTCTTCTTCACTAAGAAGTTCCAACTCTCCCTCTCCTGTCTCCTCATACAAACAACGCTTGAGCAGGTTTGACTGAAGCCCAATGAAGCTCTTGATTCGTTCCTCATCAGCAGTCATAGCCCTCTTTAGACTATTCAGATACTTGTCTCGGGCGAGCCCGTCAAGTTCCAATAGGAACAAGGTTCGTTCACTTTCTGATACCGGATCCTCAAGCACTACTTTGATTTTCTTCTTTGCTTCACTCAGCCGCAATTCTTCAGACATTGAGAAGGTCTCCTCAAAGGTTTTCCAGAAACTAATCACTTGCTATGGTGTATAAACAGGAGCAGTTTCAACTCCCGAGGCGTTTTGGTTAGACGGAATGATTGTAACAGCCGCCTCCGGCTGGGCACCTTCCGCATTTTCACCAGGAGTGAACTTATCAAGCCATCCCCAAAATGCCAGGGTAGAGGCATCAGGAAAGGTGATAGTAATGAGATTGTTGACACCTGCCAGTGCCTGAATCTCAGGGTACACTGCAGGATCATACGCTGCTGTGAAGGACGATTCACTCAATGTCTTCAGCTTCTTCGGACTACGAGTCCGCCAAACTGTGTTAGCCATGAGTGTAGTGTCATTTTCTCCTCCTGCGTCAATGCCAGGCGGAGTTACGTTCTTCTCGTATAGCTTAACAGCAGGATTTGAAGCAAAGGAAATTGTGGTTGAATGTCCATCATCCATTCTTGGCATGATAACTTTCTCCTAATTGGAAGATCGTTGAAGGAAAGGTTTGTTGTTTGTCAGTTGTAGCTGACTGCCAACTTCATCGTCTGAGCGTTCACAGCATCATCGTGAGTGAGATAGGCTTTCGCAATCGTCTGACCTGTGATAGGATTAACATCCCCATTGTTGAGATACCAAATGTCAGCTCCGTTTGCTTCGATAACTCTGGCATACTTTTCAACGTCTCCTGAGTCAGTCAAAACCAAAGTCCCTTTTGCTCCTCCAGTCGAGAACACAATGGCTTGAGCGTTGGTCCCGTTCACGTCAACAGGAACAGACGAAGCAATCGCCACAGTGACTGCAGTCGTGGCAGCAGGAAGAATATCACCTGCTCCAGCACTGATAGGAACTGAAGTCCCTGCAACAGTACCAACAGTCACGCCTCGTCGGCTTCCTCCAGACCAATACAAGTCAATGCGATCTCCCGTTGAAACCGTATGACTCCCTGAGTCCATTGTAATCGTACCTACAGTATCAGAGGTACGAACCGACAACACGCCAGTCTGAGCAGCAGGAACACTTCTCTCTCTGATAATAGCCGCATCAGGAGCAACTTGCTTTTGTTCCGTGAAGGTCTTTCCTCCGATACTGAATGTCTTGGCAACTGTCAAAGGAACTGTCATAACTAAACCTCCGTTCTGGTCAAAGTTCCACCAATAGTAAACAAGTACAAACCTGTCTCCGGATCTTTGCCAAGAAACAAGGTTGGTCCTCGGGAAACTGAGTGTAAAGTGATTGCTTTAGAGTCTATTACAAGAAATTCCTTATCCACTCCATCGAGCAAATCACTAACGTCAGTTGCTTTGTTGTTCCCAGCCAAATAGTCAGGAGAGACAACTCGAATCTGAAAGCCTGGATGCTCAATCACTTCTCCGGTTGAAAGTCTCCCGTCAGGCTTTGCAGCAGCATCATATACAACCAGCATTTTCCTTTTCGTCCTTAAAGGATCAGGCATAGTCATAATGAAGACAGGCAAATCTAAACCAGAAGAAGGGTCCGTTCCTTTTCCTTTCGAGATCAGCAACTGCTGCAACACAAGTGACGTAGGACTACTCATGGAAAACGTCCCTAACGATCTTCCTTATTTCTGCTTGTTTGGTTCTTGCAGGAAACTCGAGGAATCCAGGCTGTTGATTCTTTCCTCTCCTTGCGAACTTCCTCTTCTGTTTAGGGGTCTTTGCTTTCTTCCGATCCTCAGCGTGTTTGATATTGAAGGCTTCTCCGTGAGCATTCCCGAGGATCTCATGGACAAAGATTGCATAGGAAGCAGCATAAAATACTTCTACTACAACCTTACCTCGCTGCAATGAAGTCTTATCCATACGAGTGCCTGCACTGGCTCTCAAAGCTCCTGTGTCAACAGGAACAATCTTCATGCTCTCCCGTTGTAAGAACCGTCCTGCTTTGTTCAATCCTTTTGCTAAGCGTTTGAGTTTGTCCTTCTTAGTGGCCTTGAACCTTGCTTGCAAATTCCTCAATCCTAATACTTTGACACCAGCCATGACTCCCTCCCTACAGCATTGCAGTTCGGAGGTATTCGGTTGCTTTGAAATTCGGGAGCTTCTCGAACTTACGGATTAGGTAAGCGTCCTTCTTAGGATCCAGTGGTGCAACACCGATATTCCCTAGCCATAAGTATCCTCCTACCGCAAGGTTGGAATCAACAAAGACCACAGCATTGCTCACAACCGTCTCTCCTTGTGAGTCGATGAACTCGTCATGCTTGTCCTCCCAGCGACACTTGACTTCCGTAGGGATTCCAAGTTGAATCTCACCGAAAGCATTGACTGAACCTGGAGCCCAGTATACTGCCTTCTGCCTCAACATTTTAGTAATTACGCTCATGTGCTTGCCGTCCCTAACCAAGTAACTTCAGCCTTCTTAGTAGTTCCTTTCTTGATCTGGTTATTCAGACGGGCGAGGCTGCCGTTAGTGTCCAGCCTCATAGCCGTCTGTCCATAGTGAGAAGTGTCAAAGCCAAGACTCACAGCCGATTGAAAGCTTTGACCAACAGGACCTGCAGATTCACTTGTTGGACGAGGGTCACGGACAGCATAGAAATGACAAGCAAGCCAACGCTCGATCAGCTCAAGTCGAACAGTGGTATACGAGGTTGCAGGTCCTTCAGATCCCGTACACTTCTCAGTCACCAGTTCATTAGCTACGTCGATGAAACCCTGAATATCCGAGTCCGTGATATTTGGGTCTGTTTCGATTGTAGCCTTTACTAGTGCTGGGGTTGTCCGAGTTGCCATTGTCCGTTCTCCATATCATCTCAGTACAATGCATGGCGCTCGATTTAACACGTTTCGATTTCAAATCCGATGAATTCCATCGGCTTCGATTGTCGGTCCGTTATAAACCAAGTATGGAGATTCTATTCTTCCTCGGACTCGGACTCAAATTCAGCCAGGAAAGCCGTCATATCAGCCTTCTTGATAGGCGAGTCGTTCAAGAGTTCTCCATTGTCATAGGCATTGTAGCCTTTGGTTGTTTTGAAAACCTCAATTTCGATTGCAACAGCAACCGGAAACTGCTTAGTGACTTCCTTTCCTCGTTCATCTGCAGGAGCCGATTTCGCCTTGCTTTTAACCGGCTCAAACTTATTGACAAATACTTCTGCTAGATTCAACTTGGACTCAACAATGTCTCCTGCTGAATAAGAAACACCAGCCTCAACGTGTCTTCCGGAAAGCAATCGAAATTTCATCTCAGTCTCCTAATGTTTAGTTTCTGTTTGGTTGAAAAGAATCTGGTGAGAGGATCAAAGGAAGGAATTATCACCTCCCACCAGAGCGGCCAGAGAATTCACTAAGCATGAGTTCCGTGAACGATACCAGTGTTGCTATTGTGATCTGCTCGAACTTGTGGGAGCAGGATAGCCATCACTTTGTAGTTCAGCTCCAAGCCACCTTGACTCTCCCACTGAGCTGTAGTAATGTCCATTCCGACAACAGCACGAGCCACATCCCCAGTCTTCTGCACAAGCAAAAGCGTTTTCGCGGGAAGGTAATCAAGAGTAACAGGACGATCAATTCCTTCGATCTTTTCAATCCGATCTCGAAGAGTATTGTCACCCTTCGCTGTCGAATAGTCTTCATCCATGAATTCATCCCAAGACGTTGAGCAGTAACAAAACCAAGGACCATAATGCTTGGCATCCTGTGACTGCGTCTTCATTGCCAAAATCTCAGCAACCGTAGTTGCATGATTAGCTGAAGTCGGAGCAGTCATAGTCTTAGTCAACCGACTCGGGAAGTTGGTATAACCGTAGACTGTTCCTCCGCCAAACGTATAAGCAGAAGCCGTTCCCAAGGTCAACTTTTCAACCTCTTCCGCAACCCGACGCCCTGCAAGCTCAGCAGTAGTCGTATCCAGCGGGCTGCCTCCGTTCCGTGACGTCTGAATTTGACGAGCGGAAAAGGAGAAGTCCTTGTGGATAATGGGAAGGGGCATATTGACCAAGTTGAACTCAGGACGATCCTGGTCCGACTTTCGCAAGCCATCCATCGAGATCGTAGCCGGAGAAATATCCGACTGTGTCTCGTGCTCAAGGACGGTCTTTCCCATTCCGTTAGGAATGACAAATTGAAGACCAGCACTTCTCAGATCGGCAAAGGCTCGCAGCCGCTGCTTGGCGGCTTTGATAATTGCCTCGTCAAGAAGTTTCCAGTCATCTTTCCGAAGAGTAGCGGTTGCGTTCTGAATCAAAACGGACTTCGGTTTTCCGTTCTGAATCACAGTTCGGTAAGAACGGCCGTCTCGCCCGATGTAAGGACGGAGACAGTTAGGGTCGAAGTTGTTAGCAATTAGCACATTCGCCAACTGCCCACTTCCTCCTCCCGCAAGAGTCACAAAATCAGGTTCCATTAGTAAACTCCTTTCAAAGGTCAAGGGAACTATCAAATGGGAACAACACAGTTCCCTTAATCACACAAGTCGAGTGGAAAGAAAACCGTCAGCACCGGAAGGACTCAAAGCCTCTTCCGCATATCCGATGATATGAAAGTCGTCACCAGCAAGCGTAGGTGCAGCATACTTCTTCAACTTGCCGTCAGCGTTGCTTGTCACAGGGTCACCAATGACAATCACCTGACCGTCTTTGAGGACAAGATCAAGCACATCACCAGGCAAACCTACGTGAATAGATACAGGATCACCAATAGCATAATCCTGAGTACGAGTCTTTCCTTGCAAAGCATCCTCCTTTGCAAAGAGTCTCTGGTGAGGTCCACTGGCAGTGGCATGAGCCTTCACCTTACCAGCAGAATCCGTTTCAAGAAGCATTCCAGGAGAAACAATGGCGACTGCCACCTTTTCATCATGCTGTCCTTCTCCCGACTGGGATTTGAGGACAATCGTATTCGCCGAAGACATAAGAAACTCCTTCTTTTCAAGGGTCGGTTGTTAGAACAAAGGAACTCAAATCAAACTCAAATACTAAAACTCCATAACAGGAGCGAGCAGTGGTTCTTCCTCTTCCTCATTTTGCACTACGCCACTACCAACAGCACCAGCATAGTTCTGATGTGAACTGGCTGATCTCTCTTTCACTTTTGCAAGAGCAGAAAGACCCTTCAACTCCTCGGCGGACTTGGCCTCGAGTTGATCTTGAGTGAAGATGTTGTTTTCGTTAGCAGTGATTGTGGAAATCAACTGCTCCCGTTCCTTCTGGTGAGCGGTGAGGCCGGCTTGCAGCATATCCCGAATCTCCGGAGGAGCATTCTGAACATAGGTTGCTGCATCGACCGGAGTTTCCTCTTCACCTTCCTCAGGCGTAGGCGTAGGATTCAATCCTGCAGCACCTGTCTCCGCTGCATTCTGAACCGGAGTCGTTTCCGGTTCCTTTTCTTGAGGAACAAACTTCGCCAGAACATCCTCGTCTTGAGATTCAAGGAACTCTCGGTCCCCTTCCTCAAACAAGGAAAGTTCATTGGCAATCAGACCATCAATCAATTCTTTTTTCTTCGGCATAACTTCCTCTCTTTCTTGATACGGGAATTCAGCATTCCCTACAAGGGTTCCATCAGTAAGACGATACTGAACATTTCTTGTTACTTCCACAGGGTCTTCTTCGCCAAGGACTGCTACGTTCTTGGTGACGGTATAGCTCAACTTGAAGAGTTTGTTTGCTCTCTCGAAAACCACGGACTTCGGGAAGATATCCATAACAAAGACAGCGGTCGGATCAAACCTATCCTGCAAGCTTGCACTCAAGGAAGTGTAGATGTCTCCATGAGCAAGTGCATTGATCTGAAGCAAACCGGCTCCATCTTCGACTGAACAGGCTCCCGTCTTATCAGGCAGGATAGCCAAATGATCGGGCCTGTAATTCCGAGCAATTCCTACGTAGTGTTCACCATTCCAATCTCCTTCCTTAGCTTCATTGTCCGTGAAGACTCCCGTTGATACCTCCATGACTTCTTGTCGCTCGATTGTATCCAGCACCCTATTGTCCACAAGTTCGGCTCGGTCCTTTTCAATCCAAGCCTCGGCTCGGAGCTTGGCTGCTTTCGGATCATACTTGGTATTCATAACTAAACCAATTTTTCTGCTTGTGATGACATCAGGATCACAAGCAGAAATACCCACTCCGTTCATTGTCGGATGATACACCACGATAGGTTTGTGATTCCATGCTTCAGGAGTCTTTGCGAGTTCCTCCCGAGGATAGTACATCGGACCACTGCTTCCTGCATGAACTCCTTCTGTCAACATGACCATAGGAGCTACGAGGAAGTCGCGTCCTTCCATCTGGTCATGCCTGACCAGATTGCTTGTCAGGTTGAGTATAATCTGTTGAATAGGCATATGTCATCTCCTCCATTTCAATCCCTGATAACAAAGAACCAAACTTGCTGTCTAGATCAATTTTATTACTTTTCTCCAATTTCCTTTCTTACAAAGTGATTCTTCTCGGCCCAGTCAGCCAACGGTCTGAAAACATAGCGCCCAGCTCTGTCTACTTCCCCTACAAATATCAGAGCGAAGATCCTTCCATAAGCGTCTCTAGACATTGACAAGGGAGTAATATAAATGTGCTTTCCTTTGAGATAGGAAATCAAGGCAAGCTTTGCCTCTTTCCCCTTCCTAAGTTCCTCGTCAGTTATGTGAACTGTCCTTCTCTTTCGACTAACTTCCCAAGCATCAAACCCAGCGGCTCTAATGCTTTCATCTACAAGTGCTACATTCCAAGGGAAGCGGATTGTTCCTACAATCGTATCAGCATCCTTCACTCGAGTCAGAGTGACTTTATAATAAGAGATAGGTACATGAGAGCCACCAAGTAACGGACCACTGACCCTGTTAGTAGTAGGGCGGGAAGACCACAGGGGGATCGACGTTACTTGGTGGCTATGATGAAGATCTTCCTGTTTTTGATTCCAAGAAGAAAAGTAAACAATGGAAATGAGCAGAAGAGTAATAATACTTAACAGAGCACTAAGTTCTACTTTTGTTCTTTTTCTCATCCTCTTCTCCTGGGGGCTTATGTGCAAACTGAAAGACGTGGCTGAACCAAACTCCAATAAGGAAACCTCCGAAGGCGATGTAGATCGACTTTTGATCTACTGCTAAGACTTCCCTGAGGGTTGCCGACAACGTAGCCTCTGGTCCTACTCCATAGTACATAGCCAAGTCAACAAAGAAGAATATAGTCAATCCGATGGCTGTTCCAGCAGCCCAATAGAACTTTGGATTCTTTTTTATTCGAGACCAGAAGCTCATCTTATTTCCATCCTACCATTATTCTTGCCTTTGTTTTCCTTGTTCCACTCATCTACTTCTTTCTCAAGTTTTGTGACATGTAAGTTCACAAGATAGATGGGAACAATTAGAAGGAATATCAGCACGGAGAAAAACACAACAATACTCAACATTTTCAGTCCTTCCTATACAAAAGGCGAGTGCTAATTATCTTCAAAAGACCACAAGAAATGAAACAATGTAAAACCACACCATCAGCAAGACCTCCATTCACCGTCTGTTAGAAATCCATGCCATCCGCAGCCACCTTTTTCCTTTGTATGAAATACTGATGGGGTAATTGTCAAAGGTTCCTCACTGGCCAGGTTCCAACCCCTATTGTCTCCAACTGGTAAGTAGCTTTTATTTCCACAACCTGGACAGCAAATAGCAAGTCCTACAACGCCATTACCTAATTGAGCATTGGCTGACTGGTACCTTATTTCAACACTACCAGGTTCAGTGGCATCGTCTATATCATTTACAACTACTACATTCACTCTACTTACTCCTAAAAGGGGAGGAGCAGCCAATGGAATTTGGGACTAGTTTCGCATCACGCAAACTCACACTGACGAGCGGTGGCTCCTCCCCATAATTTACATGGTAATAAGAACATCTCTGGCTCCCTTGACTTCAACTTGAATCTTGTCCCTCTGAACGTCTGAACCAAAGAGACCTACGTCAACTACAAACAAACCAAGAACAGTTGCTCCAACTTGGATAGGAGGATTACATTCCAATTCTACCCTGTCCCCTTTCGGGTTGATTGTGATTTGTGTCCCAGGCAGGATCTTTATGGAGTAATCCTTTTTCTGAATTCCACCATTTGCTGCCTCGATGAAATCTTGAACGTAGTCTTTGAGTTCAGGCATGTGAACCACCTTTTGCTTCATTACCCCTCTTGCTATTTGAAACAAGAATGAGAGCAAGGAAAAGATTAGAGAGATTGTTAGGGGGTCAATCCCAACCAGAGGCTTTTCAGTTACTTTTCTATCGGTCATGGTAGACCACCATGCTTTCGGTTAGCTTCAACCAGGAACCATTCGGCGAGGAGCTTCACGCTTAGGAGGAGCCTCGCTCACACCTTTAACAAACTCACCTACCTGCCAACGATCCAGATATCCTATATTCTTGCGGATCACCTCCCCTCTTTGGTTCAAATAGACCCAGGCAGGAATAGTTCGTATATCATACTTGTTTGTTAGGTCAGATTCCTTGTCAACATCTACCTCTTGAATCTGCCAGCCATTTTCCTTGAGAGCGTCTAGTTCAGATCGTTCTTGCTGACAAGCATTGCACCACTCAGCACCGAAGTACAATAAGGTAGGAGCTCTTTGGGGAATTGCCCCTGTGTCATCTGACGTGGCTTGCGTTGTGGGCTCCGTATGCAGCGGCACAACGCAGGCAATCATCGCTGCGATTGAATCATCGTCCTCGGAATCATCTTGCGTTGTACGGCATCCTGCGAGCAAAATGACAGAGATTGCAAACACGATTAGTTCACCGATCAGAACTTTCATAGGTAGTTGTCTCCCCACATTTTCGACCAGTCTGCTCGGTCGGGTTTCCAGCCTTCGACTTGACTAAAGGCAAAGGAATCTCCTTGCCTACAAATCTTAGTAACGTCTTCAGCAGGAATCCACCAGCTACAACCAAGAATAGCTTCCGGAGTCCCTCCTGGTGGAAGGTTCTCGGTATACTCGTCCCCACTCGGACCAGATGCTACGTTAGGTCCCCAAGATTGCACACATAGTGCAGCAGGACGTTTTCCAAATCGCACAGCAGCAAGCATCATCTGATGTCCCCAAGACCCGGACCATCGACACTCACCATACTTGTTTCTTCGCATAGAGCAACCGTAGTCACTCGCGATGGTAACAGGACACTTAGCGACTGCAATAGCTGCGGCTACATCCTCAAAGTTGTTAACTTGAGATGTAGTCTTGACGGGATGCTTACGAGCAACTTTATCAAGCTTGCCTTTGTCGTTCTTTCCTCCACAGCCATAGTTCCCCCAGTTCCTTGCACGATCTCCCGAATAGGAACGAATGTCGTGAGCTGGATTTCCTGTTTCTGTAGAGTAGTCTTTACGAAGGAGAACTCCATACTTCCTCACCCAGTCAGCAGCGGCACTGCCGTAGGAACCGTCAGACCACCCTCCTCTATTTCTGCCCACGGCTTCAACTCTTGAACCTCCATAGATCGGCTCAGTTGCAGTCTGGAGCATAGACTTGCGACGAAGTTTTGCAAATGCTTTTGCTACGAGCATATCACAGGCGAAGGCCGCTCCCCA